AACGTGAACTGAATGAGTATAAATTTCATCACAATGCCGGCACAAAATTCAATGGCTTTGGTCACATTGACCATGGCTTTATCATGATAGATGATGACACAGTGATACACGCAGGCAAGGAATGGGTGCCTGAATGCTTACACAACAAACAGTTGATTGATGTGAGTGACTGTTTGCCTGAACTAAAAATGGACAGATATGTACAAGATTATGCAGAAGCACAAAACAAAATGGACATGGCTTGGATAGACAAGTACTTGGAGAATTGGAGAGGTTACAGTCAAGAAGTTTGCTTTGATCTCAATGTGTTGGTGATAGACAGAAACAACATTGTGTTTGCAAGACACATACCTAAACTGTTTGCAAAACTGAAGTCCTTACACATAGACTGCCACGTTGTACCACAAAGACATTATTTGTTTTGGGATGGTGGAATACATTGTAGCACACTTGATGTCAAAAGACGAGGCGTCAAAAGAAAAATCATAGATTAAAATTGCTTACCGATTTCGCTGTGCTTACCGCTACGCGGATTTGAAATTTCTGCGTTACCGCTTCGCGGAATTTTGCTGTCCGCCTCTAGGCTTTCTTGATATCGATTCCATAGTGTTTGCTCATAGTGTTCCAAGCAAAACCGTTTATCAATTCGTCAGAGTTGAATTGTAAATTGGTTAAACAGTTAAACAAGTGTTGTCTGTTTTCTGGATAATACAAATTGTTAATCTTATCAATTGAGTTTACACTGTAATCTTTTAGACAACCTGGCACAAGACTGATTATAGGACATCCTTCTCGTAATGCTTCGGTCATTGCCATGGTGTGTAAACTGATCACGCAGTAAATGTTTTCTAAAGAATCACAAAAACCTCTTGAACCTCTTGCTTTTTTAGGCATCTTCTTTCTAACTTTAATTGGTCTGTTTGTGTGTTTTTTAATTTCTTGTGTAGTAGATTCTATCCATTGATCTACATTTTGTTTGATACCATACACATCTAACCCGTTTTGACTGGGAGCAACTATGTATACTTGATCTCCCATTTGCCATTGTTTTATTTTTAGTTTAAATTTGGCAAATCGTTCGTTAGTGTATTCGCCTTTTATATCTGAGATTTGATTTTCGTTGAATGTAACTCTCCAATAAACCGGCTTCCACCAATTACAATATCCTTTTTCAACATTCACATAATCGATATTTTTTTCTTGAAAAGACTCATGATACTTTTGAAAACCATCGTGTCCACCAACACCACCAAGTATTACCAAATCTCCTTGTTGGATATGATCAACATCTGAAAATATTTCTAAACCAGAACTTACACTAATTGTGTTTGCCAACTGAGTACAAGTACGTCTGCTGGTTCCTAAATCTAAACCTTTTGGAATTACTATTCTTTTGTATTGTTTATTCATCGCCATCAAGGTTCTTTAAAAAGTCCCTCAACTTTGTTTGATCTGCATTATCTGTACCGGCTTTGTGCAACGATTGTCCTTTTGTAGGATTAGGAACTTTTTCTTGTGATTCAGATGAATCTGTTGCATTATCATCTATAACTGTTGAAGTTTTTTTCAATGAGTTATATATGGTACTATTGCCACTGCTACCATAATTTTGTCCTGAATCATCTTCTGCTAAATCTCTAATTCTCAAACTGTCTACATCAAATTCTAAATCAATCTTTTGACCAACTCCGCTAGATGATCTTGTTTTCATTAATTGTATTTGATATCTACCACGTTCTCGCATTGCTCTTGATGTGAATATACCAAACACATTGTCAGCAGTTTGTATTTTACTTAACCCACCCGATATATGACTGTGGTCAAATTCAATTTCTTCAACAGCACCTCTATTCAACTGTGATGCTGTAACAAAGATAACATTCAATTCCATTGATAAGTTTCTTAATTCTTCAGATACAAATTTATCTTTAACAAACAAATCACTTGGAGAAACTTTTCTACTGATTGGCATCATAAGATCCAAATAGTCAACCAGTATAACGTCTAGTTTACTGCCAGTTTTAATTTCATATTCTTTGAGATAACTTCTTAAATCGTTTGCGTTTTTACCACTTGCCATGTATTTGATTTGAAACTTACCTGCTTTTTTGCCAAGCAGTTTAACTTTCATTTCTACACCATCTAAATCTTTAAATATTTCTCTAGCAGGCACATCAGTCAGCATAGAATCTAGTCTCATACTTACTAGTGCTTCACTTAATTCAAATGATACATATGCAACATTTAAACCATTCAGCACCCAATTACAACCTAAGTTTGCAAGGAATAAACTTTTACCTGCACCAGATCCACCAGCAAATATATTCAATTCACCTTTGTTGAATCCACCAAACAATTTTTTATCTAGTGTTGCCCAGCCTGTGCTAACTTGACCGTTTTGATCTTTCAATCCCATTAGTCTTGCTTTGGGATCATCAAAATAATCTGTTCCTATATCTTTGTGTAGTCCTATTTGTACTGCCTTCTTGACCAATTCTTCAACTGGACCATATTCACCGTTTTCCAACATATCAGCACTTTTTAATATTGCTCTTTCTAAACTTTTGTGTCTAACAAATGTTTCAAAGTCATCTAATAACCAATTGAAATGTTCTTCAGATAAATTGTCTGCCGCTTTTAATTCCATATTACACGACTTGTTAACAATGTCATATGTTGGCAATGAATTATATTGAACAACATACTTGTTCACAAAGTCTGCTGTTTCTTGAAGTTTTCTATCAAATAGTGTATGATCAAATATGGACTGACAACGCACAAATGTTTCTGCGTCACTCAACATCATTTCAAGATACAGTTTTTGTATCTCGTATCCGTAATCTTTATTTTGTTTTACCATTGTCCTTATTATACCACATTTCTTCATTAAAGTCAATGTGCTTATGAAATTTGGCACACACTGCACCTACACATGATCCAGGGTCACCAGGATTTTTTGGCACCCATATATCATCCCACACTGCATTTAATTTACTCACAGCAGTTTTATTCAATGCACATCCGCCAACCAAAACTATGTTTGATGTTTTGATATTCATCTGTATCCACGAACTGGCACACATCAATACTTGTTCAAAAATGTGTTGTGTAGTTGCGGCTAGATCCGCCATATCTTCTTCTGTGTTTAATTCGGGTCTCCACCAATTACAACCTCTGTGTAAATTTACTCTTGTTTTGAAAGGCATTCTAGTATCTATAATTTCTTCCATAAACAATCTATAATGTTTTCTCCAATTACCTTTTTTCGCTAATTGTTCTAATTTGTATTCTTCTGCGTTTGCTTTGAATCCACATCTTTGTGTCATTGCAGAATAAAATAATCCAATGCTGTGAGGATAACTTTGAGTGTATTTCTTTTCTAACTTGGTACCTCTGCCATGCCAAATAGTAAATGTTTCAAACTCACCAATTGAGTCTAAAACAATAACTGCCGCATTTTTGAATGACGATGTGTAATAACCATATGCCGCATGACTGTGATGATGATCAATATATTCTATAGGAACATTGTGTATACCAGATTTTGCTAGAAACTTTTTAATATTATTTTCTTTCCATTTCCAACCTTGTCCTGCAATTAGTTGTCTCATAGTTTTCTTCAAAGGCTTTTCATAAAAATAAATTTTTGCAGGGTAGGCCCATTTAGGATTGGCTCTTACTTCTGCCATCAGTTTAGGACACAACGTTGGATCTCCAGCAACTCCACTAAAATCTTTGCTCATGCCTGCCCATTTTAATCTTAGAGCATAGTGATCCGTTAATCCTTGCACCTTCCATTCCATCACTGCCAAACTGGCATCGTGATTGTTTCCTGTTATTCCCCAAACGATCATATTTCTCCTACTTGTATATAAAAGGATCTCTTTTTTGCAATTCTCTAATCTTCTTCTTGTACTTGATGTAGTTTACAAGTTTAGTGATAGGAAAAAACAAAATTGAGATCGCTTTTTTTAAAAAATTCTTTATGCGAACCATTTTTTCATCCTTAGTTTAGTTTTTAGTTGTGAATCTTCAGCATTCTTTATTATTGTGTACAATGTATGAAGTCTACCATATTTACGCACAGCATCGTTAACATCTCCAATATCTTGACTCCATTCGGGCATACTTACTGACCAACCCGATTCCATAGCATCATAAACTAATTTTTGTCCTGCTTCGTCTCTGTCAGGAACCACAATCACGTGTTTGCCTAAACTGTTTACTAGTGCTGTTTGTTGTTCTTTTATCTCGCTACCCAATAAAGCAACACCATCAATAGCAATAGCATCAATAGGACCTTCCATTGCTACAATATATTTTCTATCATCGTCTTGGGCATCTGTATTAAACACATATCCTGGTTGTTGTTCTGACAAATATTTTACTTTACTTTCTACAACCTTTCTGGCTGTGTACCCAACAATCTTTGATTGATGTGTAAAAGGAATAATCAGTCTATCTCGAAATCCCGCTTCAGGACTCCAATAAAAA